GTGGTTAATGCAAGAATTTCGTTATTTGAAAACGTGGATTGAATGGAGCCATTTGGGTATGTGGCGGAATTGAGGTATTTGATGTATAGGGTATTAAGATTAGGGGCCTGTGATTGATATCCACCAATTGTATTGATTATAGTAGCTTTCAGTCCATTTGAATTTGTTGCTGTGGCCGATTGAAAACTAATAATATTTGAAATTGCAGAGTTATTTGCAAAGTTATCATTGATCTTTACGTAGGCATAATTGTTATCAAATGAGAAAGCACACCCCTCTGTAACCGAACCATCCTTGAATACAAAACGACCAAACTTGTCAATTTGATCTTGTAGGATGGTTTGCATTTGATTGAGTTCGCGCGCCTGAACAGCAACCGCAGGCTTATACAGCACACGGTAGAAATTCTTGGTCTGATCGAAATCATCGAAATATGGTTTACGTGATAGGTCTGTATCTAGAGTCATTATACCCTCTTTTAATTAAAACTTGATTACCAGATTAACTTGCTCTTTGTTCGTGGCTGTTCTTGTAACTGGTGTAATATTCTCTGTATATATGACCTTACCTGATTCTCTTATAAGTTCTGGGTAAGTAATAAGAGAATACGAATTGCAAAGTCCTTTGGCGCCAGAAGTTTGGCCGACGATATTATTTTGTGTAGCCTGGAAACGATTTGTTCCATTTATATTATTTAAAAGAAGAACCGGATAAACTGCCGTAATTGTTGCATTTGAGCTTATTCCATTATTTATAACATGGCCAGCAGCAAATGTTAAATTCTGGCTAACACTCGTCAATTTAATATAAGAAGTGTTTGCAAACGTAATAATTCCATTTGCATTTGTTGTCTGGTCTTTGATCGATTGACCAGCAGAGAACGTTCCAGAAATTGGTGTAAATGCGATATCAAGTTCATTACTTGTAGAGACAATTTTTCCATTTGCGCCAGAAACATCCTGCTGGACATATTCATTATTAGAAAATGCGCCAGTGTTTGATGTGAGGGAAATTCTCAGTGTTTGATTGAATTTATTTCCAAAAGAACTTGTTACGTCTCTTGAGCCATTCGCTGTTGATATTGTTCCAACAGTCGCATATGCATTGATTGTTGAGTCATAAAGAGTATCCCCTGTAACAAACTGACCAACGACATTGCTCATAATTACTTGCGTATTTGAAATAACATACGTCACTTCCCCGGTTGCACCAGAAGTTAATTCTGAGACAATTTCGGTATTGCTATTATTTGTAACCTGAAAATATATCGTATTTGTAGATGATACATTTGCTGTGGTATTGGAATAATATCCCTTTATCGAAGCATTGCCGGATGCAAATGTTCCTAGCACATTCTTTAGCTGAAGGAAAGTGGTATTTCCGCTAACAACAAGACCAGCAGCATTTGTGGATGATTGCACCACAACTTCACCAGCAACCCAATTTGTGATAGAATTGCCTGTGCTTGTCAGTTTGTTATTAATAGATAGATTTATTCTATCAAAATTACTTAGTGTTACACGCACATCCTGAAATTGCGGATTTTGAATAATTCCGACTCTGCGATAAGTTCCATAGGTAGGAAAAAAGAATCCTTCGTTTGAACCTGTATCAAATGTCTTATTGATACCAACATATCTACCGCCCAATTCTGTTACGGTGTCATACCCATGACCATAGACAGGAGAAATAACAGGAGAGGCAGCAGCACCAGAACCATACTGGCCGTTAGCATAAATTGATACGTTGGCGAACGTATAGCCAGTGCCAGGATTAATAATAATAGCACCAACGACAGCATTTGCAGACCCCACAGAATTATTGACTATTCCAATAGCAATGGCATTTACACCATCACCTGTAATTTTTACGGTAGGACCAATTTGATATTCTGTTTGATCATTGGGAAGAGTGACGACACCACCAAGCATTGCGCTACCAGTATTTGATCCATTAAAAGAAAAATAAATTGGCTGGCCAAGAATAAATGTGCCTTGTGGATTTGTAATTACTATGTTTGGTGTTGAAGTGATGGCATCGATATAATTTCTTTGCAGAGAAGATTCACCTCTCACATACAAACCATTTACCCAAGAGCCAGCAACCGACGAAAGATACACGGTAGAAGAATTTGAAAATGCAACAATTCCGTTTGCGCCTTGGTCTGTATTAGCAGCATTTACAAGATTGACTTTTTCGCCTACGGTGAAATATACGCCAGAAAGAACAGGACTCGAAATAGTCAAAATCTTGCTATTCAAATTTGTATTAGCAATTGTTCCATTGGCAGAATAGACCGTCATGGAAGAGACTTCTGCTGCAATGGGAAGCTTATAGGTATTTGCCCCGATGATATTATTTGAGAAGTTGGTGTCCACCACAACGACAGTCGAATTGACAGACGTTACTCTGCGAATATTATTATTTGACACACTTCCTACACGAATATAATCGCCTGTGGCATATCCGTTTGCGGTGTCTGTAAACTGAGTGCCTGTATTGGCAACAACGTAATTATTGCCAGAAGTAATATTCACGGTTCCAGGCTTGTTTGTTCCGTCCTGGCTAGCATCGCGGAATGGATAAGTTACGCCAAAAGTATTGGCTGACGTTCTTGCAACAGCCAATGTAGAAGAATTTGCAGTGAGCACAGTTCCAGAGGCACCAGTTTCTGCTTGAATGATGGTGGCGCCTGGGCTGAAATATCCGTTATTGGCTGTGTAATAATACTGAACATAATCATAGTTCTGAATTGCGGTATATCCAGAAGTTAATGTACCCACTGGCGTATTGGCAAAGTCAAGTCTTGTATATGTATTGAAGGGAGTTGAGGTATCAACACGAATTTGTTTTGATGCACCATTAGAACTCACGATCTGCCTAATCTGTCCAGCCCCCCACCCAGCCTTTAGGTAAATCGATGAGTTTGCATAATAATTATCAACAGAAGACGTTGTGCTTGGTAGCTGAATTGTATATTGATCAACTAGCTTGTATAGAAACCCAGACTCATATACTTGATAATTATTTCCGCCATTCGTGATTACGATAGCATCGATTGAGCCAGGAGTAGTATTTCCCTGAACATAAGTATTGGCTGCCACAGGAACATAATTTGCCGAAGTGAACTTTGTATTGGCAGAAGAATCTATGCTGTACATATATTTCCATATGTAACCATCACCAGTATTAAATGTTCCAGTGGTGGAATTTAATGTGGGTTTGACCGTGGATGCTGTGTTGTTGTTGTTATAAATGCACTTGAAGACCTGATATTGATCCGTAACAACATAAAATTGTTTTGAATAAAGATCAGCATCATTCTGATCATATGGAGAATATACCGTATTTGAAGTCCAATTATAGCGTGGGATAAGAGGTGATACATCAGATGATGTAATAATTTTACCAAACAACATATCATCGTAGATAGATTGCTGAATCTGATTTAATGATCCATTGGCTGCTGGAGGACTTGCATCGTTGTCCCATGCATATGGCCTACCAGTAAATACATAAAATGCATTATTGGTACTTGACATGCTATTGATGAATGTATTGACTTGTGACACGTAATGGTTGATTGTAAGTAATGCCATGTTTCCGTCCGAATTTTTTTATATTTATGATTGCGTAATAGCGAATTGAATTGGCTGTGATGGTTGATCCAGCAACTCACTTCTTAGCTGATATTTACCAAACAATGCAATACCAGATGGATGCACCAAATCTCTGACCAATGTTTCATATGTTGATAGCATTCTACTTGCAACGATTTCATATGAAAATGATTGGTAATAATAGCTATCTTGAATTTTAATAATGTCGCTCAAGAAACCATTGCTGTCTGCCCATGATCCATCACCTTTTCCATCCACATCAATTACCGAAGACCCGGTAACAACGATGCTAGAATTATTGGCATTGGATAGATATACCGTCTCGTTTGGCTGAAAACCAAAACCAGAATTCGTGATATTGACCGCAGTGACGACACCAGCCGCGCTGCTCACCAGAGATTGAACAGATGCATTATGACCTACAACACCACCATATCCATCATCTTGTTTTAGAGCAGCTACGTCAGCCTCTAAAATGTCAACATAAGGTGCGCTTGAATATCCAGACCCAGGATTGATGTTGGATAGATATGCAATTGTTCCAACTTCCATCACTTTATATACAAATGCCTGTGACATAATTGTGTCGAGATTTGTGGCCAAGGATGTTCTGGAAGGAAAATTCCAATTAGTCGTTCTTGATACAGAAGTTATCGTTGCATTTGCTAGATTATTATTTGCGTCGATTAGTTTTGTGGTAGGAACAAAAAATGGTGAACCTGTGTTGGAAGACACATTAGCAACGACTGCTGAAGTATTTGTTGTATATACAATGGCATTACCCGTCAGTGTTGTCTTGATCGGAGTGTCAAGAAGAGTAATTGTGCTTGATGAAGTATTGCTTGTGAATACAGCACCAATTTTTACGTTTGCATTAGTTAAATCAGCTTCTGTGCCAGTAACCCAAATCTGTGTGTTATCGGAATTATACACATAAAGATTTGCCACGCCCAAAGTAGCATTTGCAAATTTTTCTCCGTTTGATGCATGGGAAGCCGTCGAATATGATGCTTCCAGCCAAAGAACATTTGCGGTCGATTGAACTGTATGACCAGCAACGAAAGCGACTGCATGCGTATTTGTATTGATTTGAATTCGAGTTTCAAGAGCAGCATATCTATAACCAGCAATATAATCTGTGTTGATATTCAGAATTTGCTTGTTGACAAGCCCACCGATACTAAAACTTGCTCCCGTCCCTCCACCACCAATCACAGATGAAATAATTGCTGTGGTAGTTCCGTCCGTGATAGTATCTCCAATTTCAAAAGAAAGATTAGCACTGAATCCGATTAGCTGAACAAAAGTGCTATTAGCAAACGTCACTGTTCCATCAGCAGCCGTTGTGGTATCAAATATGTTTGTGTTTACCGAAAATGTATTTGTTGCGTTAGTAATGAGCAAATCTGTTGTGGTTGCAATTGTAATTGTTGCATTGGTGCTAAACCCCGATCCACCATTTACAAGAGTAAAATTTACTTTTCCGTTTTCATTTCTGATTCCAGCGATACGGGCTTTGCCGCCAGTACCAGAACCATATACATCAACGATATCACCGACAGCAAATCCTGAGCCACCATTTTCGATAGCCACAGCGGTAAGTGATCCGATGACTCTTGCAGCATTGTCAAGTGTTATTAATTTATTTCCATTGGCATCCGTAACATAGTCACTGAGAATCCTATCGCCATATTTGAACCTACCATCGATTGATGAAAGATATAAAATATTAATAATTCTGCCGTTGACTGCTCGCTGGGAGACGTTTTCTACGACAGCAGTGGCGGTACCAGATGCATTGTAAACGCCCTTTCCGATGGCTAGAGACAGGTAAGGGTTATCGGTAGTCTCGATATACCTTGGCACCACCCAAGTGCCATCAGAGGGCTTAAAAAGGTAGTTGCCGGGAATGTATAGCTCTATGCTCTCATTGAACAGCATTCTGAAAAGAAGCTCATATGCTCGCTGAGTTCCTTTTGTGCGATATAGCTCAAGAATGTGCTTGACAAGCAATCTCTTGTCCGATATAATAGCTTCTGGAAGGTTAAGAATATATGTGTTTTTAAAATATTTTAGAAATGTTGCTTCAGTCGAATCAACGTCAGCATAATCTAGTAATGATCTAGACGCATTAATTACCTGACCATTTTGTTCCATCCATTCGTAGTATGCCTTTACGAATGCAATGAAATTTGGTCCTTCGTCTTTATAAAAAACAGGAAACTGCTGTGGAATGAATGGCGAGACAATTTTTTCAATTGACATATTAAATTGACTTTACTGTGATGTTGATGCCTTCTATGATATCAATTTCAATCACATCATTTTGTGATGATGAAACATTCTGAAAAGCTGGGGTAGCATAGAATTTTATAGATGATTCGTTCACAAACCCATTGATATTAATTTTGGTAAGCTGAATTGATCCTGTGTTATAATCAATCGTTCCTGCTGATGTATAAGACTCATACCCAGGGGTTGAAATATTTTTCAAATAGACCGTGGTAGAACTGTTATTGATTGACACACCACCATTTACATTTTGCGTGACAGAAAGCGTGTTGATATTAGGATTGAAGTCTGTGTAGGTATATTGATTGCCGCCAGAAATAAATGCCGTTGAATAAAATGATCCAGGCGTGATTTGATTACGATAGCTGATATCAATATAAACGTCTGTGTTTAATTCGGGATTTATATCTTTTCTCAGAACAATTTCAGTCTCGTTGCTGCTGATTGAAGCGTGAGCATCATTGATTGCTGCCTCAAGTCTAGACATTTTAAATTCTGTATTGAAATCAATCAAGTAAGAAGTATTGTATGCTTGAATTGCAGTCGATGTGATATTTTCAATGTCATTTGCCGCTAATGTTGTATCGTTCTGATTATATTTTACAATAGTATCGACAATAAGATAAAGAAAATCAGGATCAACAACTTTTGGTTTGATGCCCAGCGTGCATTTATTTGATAGGAATGCTTCGATATCAGCCTTTTCTGTAAGAGAAAGGGAGAACCCCGAATATGTCACTGGCGAGACAAATACTTTACCAAATTGAACTGAATCAGCAACAAGTTCTCCACCAAATACATGAACGCTTTTAACGTCTGTATATTCCTGTAAGATCATTGTTTTGAAATCATTTGCTGTGATGGCTCTGTCCTGAGTCTGATAATGTCTTGGGGCATTGAAACGAATTGATTCTGTGCTCTCCGCATTAGCACCGCCGCTTCCTGCACTAATAACAGCAACAGAAGGATTAATAAATGAAACAAGACCATTGACTGGACCAAGATTGTTATCAAGATTGAAATTTGTAGTTGCATTGCCATCTGAGCCAGAAGTCACACGATAATTCACAAAAACAACAGAATTATTCATGGGATACCGCCCAAACACACCATCACCAAATAACACTTCATATTTTGTGTCCTGGCATGATTGGACAAAATATACAGCAGAGTTGGAATTTAAGCCATATAGATTTGTTGCTTTGATGAACATTGATGTATTGGAAGAATTATTTTCAATCAAAGAAACTACGATAGAATCGGTATCAATTTTATCATTAGAGAGAACAAACCGTTGGTTTTCTAGAGTTGTGTCGATAACAAAAGTATCAGTAAATTTCTTACCCTCATAGATCAAAAAGTTATTGGCAACGAAGCTGCCACCAGAAGGATAC